GAGGACAATGAGGCTGATGGCACAACAACTAAATCACCTATTACTTCAGCAAAAACAACCACAACAAGCGATATAGAAGACGCATTCGGAGAATTATTTAATTCATAAACGACATGGCAAAACAAAAAGTTACACCCGACGAAATAGCGGGAAGGGACGAACTTGCACAAAAGTTAGCAGATGGTCTCAATAAGAAGTTTAAAGACTTCAAAGCTGTACATTTTCTAGGTAGCGAGGACACTCAAGCTGACCTCAGTGAGTGGGTATCAACCGGGTCAACTACTTTGGATCTTGCTATATCTAATAGACCAAATGGTGGATTACCAGTAGGTCGCATCGCAGAGTTTACTGGATTGGAAGCATCAGGTAAGTCACTAATCATGGCACATCTATTAGCAAATACTCAGAAGAAAGGTGGTATCGCTGTCTATATTGATACTGAGAACGCTTTAAGTGAGGATTTTTTAACTGCTATTGGAGTTGAGGTTAAGAATATGCTATACATTCCATTAGACACCATTGAGGATATCTTTGAAACTATTGAAACGCTTATTGTAAATATTCGTAATACAAATAAAGATAGGTTAGTAACAATTGTTGTTGACTCAGTGGCAGCAGCCACTACAAAGATTGAACAAGAGGCTGATTACGAAAAGGACGGATGGGCTACATCAAAAGCAATCATTATGTCTAAAGCACTTCGTAAGATTACAAACTTAATAGGTAAGGAGCGAGTTATCCTAGCTTTTACAAATCAACTACGAGAAAAGCTAGGAGCAATGTTTGGTGACAAATACACTACCAGTGGAGGTAAAGCATTACCGTTTCACGCAAGCTGCAGAGTTAGACTTAAATCAATGGGGAAACTCAAAGATAAAGAGGGTGAAATTATAGGAGTACAGACAGAAGCACAAGTCGTGAAGAACCGCTACGGTCCTCCTTTCAAAAAAGCACTCTTCAATATATACTTTGACTCTGGTATTGATGATTATGCAAGCTGGTTAGATGCGCTTAAAAAAGTCAAAGCAATAAGTAACAGTGGTGCTTGGTATGAATTAATAATGGAAGACACTGGAGAGGTGGTTAAATTTCAATCTAAGGATTGGCAGAAGATACTGCGAGAGAGGGACGACGTGAGAGATTACTGTAAGAGTACTTTAGAAGCTGCTTCTGTATCAAGTTACAAATCACAGAGTACTATTGACGCAGACGAACTTGAAGTTGATAGTAGCGAAATGTCAGACATATGATAAAAAACAAATACGCTGCATTGCTTAGTCAGCTAAAGTTACGTGAAGAGGATGAGTCAATAAATAGAGATGATAGGGTTTTAATAATAGATGGTTTGAATACGTTCATCCGGAGTTATTCAGTTAGCCCAGCTCTAAATGCAAATGGAGAACATGTCGGAGGAATCTCCGGCTTTCTCCTAAGTATTGGACATGCCATTAAAACTATCAATCCTACTAGGGTAGTTATAGTGTTTGACGGCAAGGGCGGATCAGATAAGAGACGAAAGCTGTTTCCAGATTATAAAGCTCATCGTAAGATAAGCATAAGACTTAATAGAGCAGAAACTTGCGATAAGGAAGATAACCAACTCCAGCAGTTAATCAGATTAATTGATTATTTAGAAGTGCTACCATTGACAGTCATTACTCTAGATAATGCTGAGGCGGATGATATTATTGCTTATGTTACTAATGAATATTTTCTACCAAAAGATTCTCACACATTTATAATGTCGTCCGATAAAGATTTTCTACAGTTAATACAAAACAACATACACGTGTGGAGTCCCACCAAGAAGAAGCTATATTATGCTGATGATGTGTTTAGCGAGTATGGTGTGTATCCTTGGAACTTTTCTATATTTAGAGCGTTAGCAGGGGACAGCTCCGACAATATTCCAGGCGCACGAGGTTTAGCGCCAAAGACAATCTTAAAAAGATTTCCCCGGTTAAGCGAACCAGAGCTTATGTCATTAGATGATTTTTTTACGTACACTCAATCCTTAGCAAAAGACTCTAAAGTAAAGGTGTATAAAACTGTAGTTGAGGATGAGGAGAATATAAGATTGTACTACACTATCATGCAGTTGCATGAGAGTCTACTTAATGCCTCAATCAAGTTGAAAGCAACTAGTGCAATGGAAAAATCAAGTCCAAAACTATCAAAGATCAAATTTCACCAATTGCTGATTGAGGATGGTATGTCCTCCTCAATAAAGAACCCAGAAATGTGGATACGAGACATTGCCACAAAGCTTAATCAATTTACTGATTAAGTTGTTTAACAATAAAATTTATGCTATATTAGCAGTATGGGTATTCAAGATACATTTCAATTATACGGTGGTGGATTTCAAACTAAATTATTAGCAGTCTTACTAAAAGATAGAGTATATCTTCAACAGATACACGATATACTAGATGCTAAATATTTTTCATCGGAAGCTAATCAGTGGATTGCCAAGATAATTGTAAAGTACTTTAATGAGTATAAATCCACCCCAACCTTAGAGGTTATGAAAGTGGAACTAGATGCCGTTCAAGATGGAGTTCTTAAAACAACAATCATTGATGCATTGAAGGAGGTAGTTAAGCAAGCAGACGCTGAGGATCTATCTTTTACTAAAGACAAAACTTTAGATTTCTGTAAGAACCAAAAACTAAAAACAGCAATCCTAAACTCAGTCCAACTGCTACAACTTGGACAATATGACTCAATTAAGTCAGAGATAGATGAGGCCATGAAAGCTGGTGGTGATAAAAATATTGGACATGATTATATTGATCAAATCCAAGCGCGCTTTGAGCAAAACAACCGACGTATAGTACCAACTCCGTGGGATGTTGTCAATCAGATTATGGATGGAGGCTTAGGTAAGGGTGAAATGGGAGTATTTGTAGCTCCGGCAGGAATTGGTAAATCCATGGCATTAGTAAATGCTGCAGCTGCTTGTGTAAAAGCTGGTTTAAATGTAAACTACTATACCCTTGAACTTTCCGAGACCTATGTAGGTGGCAGATTTGATAGCTACTTCACAGGAATTCCAACTCAAGACATTAAGTATCACAAAGAGGAAGTTGAGAAAGCAGTTGCCAAGCTTAAAGGTAATCTTGTAATAAAATATTATCCAACCAAAACAGCAAGTGTCAATACGCTAGCGGCTCACTTAGATAAGTGTGCAATGCAAGGACACATACCAGACATTGTGTTTTTGGATTACGCAGATTTGCTACGAGACACAAACACAAACAGAAACGCAAGACACGATCAAGTGCTAGGAGGAATATATGAAGAGTTACGAGGGTTGGCAGGACAGTATCAGTTTCCTCTGTGGACAGCTAGCCAAGCAAACAGAAGTGCTGCAGAACAGGAAATAATAGAAGCAGATAAAATTGCAGAGTCTTACACAAAGGTAATGGTAGCTGACTTTGTAGTGTCACTTTCCAGAAAGACAGCAGATAAGATAAGCGGTACCGGTAGATGGCATATTATAAAAAACCGATTTGGCCCTGACGGTTTAACGTTTCCAAGCAAGATGAATATGTCTATTTGTAATATTGAAATATATGAAGAGAGTACAATACTTGGCCAACAAACAAAGAAAATAATGAATAATGATGACACAGTAATTCGCAGTGCATTGGCTAATAAATTCAATGAATTAAATAGTTTATTGTGATTTTAGATGAAAAAACACTATTTTAACGAAAAAAATACACTATTTATTAATACAACAAAAACTAACCTTAAATTTACAAACAATCTATGATGACACTATCAAATGAGATATTGAGCGAAATCACTGTCTTTCTAAAGTACGCAAAATACATTCCAGAACTTAACCGAAGAGAAACTTGGACAGAGCTAGCAACTCGAAACAAAAACATGCATATTAAAAAGTTTCCTCAACTAGCAGAGCAGATTGAAAATGCGTACAACTTTGTCTATGATAAAAAAGTTTTACCATCAATGCGCTCAATGCAGTTTGCAGGAAAACCAATTGAGATTTCACCAAATCGAATTTATAACTGTGCCTACTTACCAATCGACGATTCTCGTGCATTTGGAGAAGTGATGTTTTTATTATTAGGAGGAACCGGTGTAGGATACTCAGTACAAAAACATCACGTAGAGTGCTTACCAGAAGTTAGAAAACCAAGTGCAACCAGAACGCGGAGGTTCCTAATTGCAGATTCAATTGAAGGATGGGCTGATGCAGTTAAAGCGTTGGTACAGTCTCACTTTAATGGAGGATCAAAACTTCGATTTGATTTTTCCGATATTCGTCCAAAGGGTGCTAGGCTAGTAACTTCAGGAGGTAAGGCTCCCGGACCACAACCACTTAAAGAGTGCTTATTAAAAGTGCAAGGAATTTTAGATGCAAAAGAAGATGGTGATCAACTTGAACCAATTGAAGTGCATGACATGATTTGTCACATTGCTGACGCAGTGTTGGCTGGTGGTATTCGTAGAGCAGCTCTTATTAGTTTGTTTAGTGCTGATGATGATGAAATGATTGCATGTAAATCCGGTAATTGGTGGGAAAATAATCCGCAAAGAGGACGAGCAAACAACTCAGCTGCTTTATTAAGACACAAAGTTACTAAAGAGTTTTTCCTGGATCTTTGGAAGCGTGTAGAGTTATCAAATGCAGGAGAGCCAGGAATATACTTAACTAATGATAAGGATTGGGGAACTAATCCCTGCTGCGAGATTGCACTACGACCTTTCCAGTTTTGTAACCTATGTGAAGTAAATGTATCAAATATTGAATCACAAGAAGACTTAAACAATCGTGTACGTGCAGCATCCTTTATTGGAACATTACAAGCTGCATATACAGACTTTCACTACCTTCGTCCAATATGGCAACGCACAACAGAAAAAGATGCATTAATTGGAGTATCTATGACTGGTATTGGATCTGGTACTGTATTAGGTTATGATATGAAATCAGCAGCTGAAGTTGTTAAGGAAGAAAACGCAAGAGTGGCTTTACTACTAGGAATTAATAAAACCGCTAGAGCAACAACCGTGAAGCCTGCAGGAACAACATCACTAACATTAGGTACTTCGTCCGGGATTCATGCTTGGCATAACGACTATTATATTCGTAGAATTCGAGTTGGAAAAAACGAATCGCTATATGGATATCTAGCAACAAACCATCCTGCTTTAGTAGAGGACGACTACTTTCGTCCACACGACACGGCAGTAATATCAATTCCACAAATGGCTCCTGCAGGAGCTATTATGAGAACAGAATCGCCTTTTCAATTATTGGATAGAATTAAAAAAGTGCACACAGAGTGGATTAAGCCAGGACATCGAACAGGCAACAACACACACAATGTATCAGCAACAGTCTCTCTAAAAGAGGATGAATGGGATCTTGCGGGTGAGTGGATGTGGACAAATAGAAAACACTATAACGGTCTTTCAGTATTACCTTATAATGGTGGCACATATACACAAGCACCGTTTGAGGACTGTACGGAAGAAGTATATACTGAGATGATGAAGTCACTCACATCAGTAGATTTAACAAAAGTGATTGAATTAGAAGACAATACGGAGCTTAAAGATCAAGCTGCATGTGCAGGAGGAGCTTGTGAGATTCAGTAAGTTTTACGGTAGCGATCACTATTTATATTAGATGCCAATGATACTAAAACGTAATTAACATGACTACAATTAAACTAGGCTCGCGAGGAGCAGAAGTGCGAAATTTACAAAAAAGGCTAAACTGTCAAGTGACTGGTGTATGTAGTACTCCAACACTTAGAGCAGTCGTTGCTTTTCAAGAAGCAAATAATGTACTTGCTACTGGAGAGGTAGATGATCATACTTATGATTTACTGTTCCCAGCTCCAAAGTCGTTTGTGCGTGTGGAGCTTGAAAGCATTAAAGAACTTGTAACACCCCAACCGGATATCCAAGCTCAAGAAAAACCAAAGCAAACAAACGAATCAAAGAGCAAATGACATTAGTATGATCAAGCTAAAATCACTAATTCCAGAAGCCTATAATGTTGCTTCAAAAACAGTTAAGTCGTTGTTACTTGAAGGTGGAGCAGGTGGACATATGGCGCATCCATTTAATATAGATTGGGTAAAGACAGGAAAAGACATATTAAAAGTATTTGAAATGTCAGTTAACTACCTAGAAAAAGGACCAGCAGCAGTTAAGATTGATGGAGTAAATGCATCAATTCGATTTATAACTTTAGACGGAAAAAAGCAATTTGTAATGGATAGAGGTTCAATGAAACCTTTAGACGTTAAAGGAATTACTAAAGCAGAGTTAACTGATAGATTTGGTGAAGGTCATGGTATGATTCAAATAGGAGGTACAGTATTAGATATATTCAATGAGTCTCTTCCTAAAATTACTCCTGCAATTAAGAAATTAGGTCTTTGGAGCAATCCAAATATAATGTTCAATTTAGAATATGTGGCGGGTAGTACTAACGTGTTATCGTATAACAAAAATTTCCTAGCAGTTCATGGATTACTTGAATTAGAGCAAGTAACTCCTAAAAGAAGAGGAACTAAAGAAATTGATTATAACGAAGATGCAATGCAAGATTTATTAAACAATCTACAAGAGGTTGCTACTAAGCGTGGATATGAGGTGTTGGGTTCAATACCAACTACCCTAGACAATAAGCCAGACTTCAGTTCAGCATTGAATGAAAAATACACTGTAGACTATGGGGATAAGAAAGAAACCAAAACTCTATCTCAGTGGTTAGCTCAAGCAGCAGTACCAGATACCACAATTAAAACAAAAGACGGAAAAGTAATATCTGCTCTATCTAAAGACGTATTAATTAAAATCTCGGAAGGAGTACCATTATCAGACTATATAGCAGATCCTGCAGATTACAAAGCAGCTATAGATGGATTTGTAATTTATTTAGCTACTATGAAGTTAGGGGATGCAGTGTTAGAACAACTATCCTCACCTCTAGGACCAGTGTCTGAGCATGAGGGAATTGTAATAAGAGATGAAAGAATATATAATAAACCTTTTAAAATAACTGGTAAGTTTATATTGGGTGGATTAGCAAGCTCTTTTAAGAAGTAAGAATATAAAAACAAAGTTAATGAAAAATATAAATTGGGACGATATTATAGCTGAATGGTCATACAGACTACCAAAAGGCTTTCCTACCATGAAGAATGGTAAGTTTACAGTCAAGAGTGAATTAAAAGTATTACAAGAGGTTCTAGCTGAGAATGGAATCAATGAGATGCCAGACTTTACAAAGAAAGCTCCTACTCCTATTCAAGAGGAGGAGGAAGAGGAAGCACAACAATCACAGGACATCACTCTCGAGACATTAATTGACACTTTGCAAAATGCAAAGCTTAAGCAAGAGGACTTACTACAAATTTTTAGAATGGTGGATGCAAAACAATCTTTT